ACTGCAAAAGAGCTGTATCAGCTTGGAATGTTCCAACCAGAAAACGCACAAAGCTCACTCGTAGCTCTCTCTATGATGGAATTTGAAGGTTCAGAAATGGTAAAGCAGCAGGTGATGCAGAACAGCATATTCCTTCAGCAGATGCAGATGATGCAGAACGCAGTAATGCAGGCTGAACAGATTATGCCAGGCTTCATGGCTGCGACAGGACTTGCTGCTCCAGACACTGCAATGCAGGCGGCGCCAAATCCAGGTGCTGATGTAGTGGACACACGCAAGACTGCAGAAGAAAGGGCCGCTGACAGCGGAGAGTCAACCATCACAGCACAGGCAAGAAAGAGAACAAGGGAAGCGAGTCAGATATGACAAGAGTAACAATAACGATTGACAAGGGCATCTGTTACCTTGACTGCATAGAGCATTCGGAAGATCACGACGTGTGCACGATAGTATCAAGCGTCTTGAATGTGATCCTTATGAGCTATCCAGACGACTACGAGCCAGAGATATACGAGCCTGGTCACGTCAGAATAATGGACAATAACGCAAGCGAAGAAACGAAAGCTGTATTCAAGGCAGCCAAGAGAACATTGCAGGCGCTTGCAATGCAGGAGCCTAAATACATAAAGGTGTTTTAAGAGTGGGGGCGAGATAAATTCTCGTCGCTTTTATAATGCGGTCAAATGGTAATTGAGTGGTCGCACACTATAAACGCAGTAAAAGGAGATTACATATGAATTTAAGAAAACTATGCTTCAGTCTGTTCGACGGCGAAGGCGGTAGCTCCGCAGGCGGCGAAGGTGGACTTGGAGCAGAAGCCAGTGCTTTTATGGCTTCCCTCGATCAAGGGAATGTCAGAAGGGCGGCTGCAGAACCAGAAGGCCAACGCATAGAGTATGGCTACGGCAGTGATGGTGAATCGGCAGGACCAGTCGGCTCGGTCCAGGAAAATGCGCCAGACATTGGTGCAGAGTTTGCTGAGCTTATAGGCAAAGGTGGCAAGTACCACGAAGCCTATGGTCAGCACGTCGCTGAAGCGATCCAGAACAGATTCAAAAACAATGCGGACTACCAGGCGCAGTTAGGTAGCTACGACAATGCCTTAGCTCCATTGTATGCGAAGTACGGACTTGATCCTGGCGACATCGAAGGAATCAGTAGAGCCATCGCAAGTGACATTGACTTCTACACAGCAGCAGCAGAAAGAGAAGGCATATCACCAGAGATGCTCCAGGAACAGCTCGCACTGAAAGCGCAGGCTAAGCGTGGACAGATGATCGAGCAGGAGTATCAGAGACAACAGCAGTACAATCAGAATTACGCAAGATGGGAAGCAGAATCAGAGGGACTGAGAGAAGCGTTTCCGAATTTTGATCTGGGATTAGAGATGCAGAATGAAGAATTTGCTCACTATCTTGAAATGGGTTCTGATGTTAAGCAGGCGTTTATGATGACTCATTTTGACGACATAATGCGTGGAATGAACCAGGAGACGTCCAGGGCAGCGTCACAGCAGACAGTCGCAAACTTCCAGGCAAGACAGGCAAGGCCAATGGAAAACGGCCTTAGAACGACACCACCTGTCGTGCGTAAAACTGATCCTTCTAAATTCACAGACGCAGACATGGACGAGATATTTAGAAGAGTAGAAAATGGGGAAAAGATCAGATTCTAATACCTTGTCTATGTTAAATAGAGAAGGAGAATAACAAATGAAGATTAGAGAATTACAATTCCATCTGTTCGCAGACGACGGCAGAGGAACATCACCACTTAACGTAAACTGGACTGGACAGACTGGCAGTGGCCAGGATCTCAGCCCAGAAATGAAAACGTTCTACGACAGAGCGTTACTTAGATCAACAGAACCAGAGCTGATCCACGATCAGTTCGCACAAAAGAGACCTATTCCAAAGGGCAACGGCAAACAGATTGAGTTCAGACAGTTCAGCTCACTGCCAAAGGCTCTCACTCCATTAACTGAAGGCGTAACACCAGTAGGTCAGAAATACTCAGTAACTAAGATTACAGCTACTATCGCTCAGTACGGCGCATACATCGCAACATCAGATATGCTTGAACTGACAGCTTTTGACAACAACATGGCTGAAATCACTAGAATCCTGGGTTCACAGGCAGGCAGAACATCAGACACATTAACTAGAGAAGTGCTCTGTGGCGGTCTGAATGTTATCTTTGCTGACGCAGACAATGGCGGCAATAACTCAAGAGATGACATCACTTCAACAGATATTCTGACAGTTGAGTACATCAAGAAGGCAGTAAGACTGCTTAAGAGAAACAATGTTCCTAAGATCAACGGATATTATGTATGTCTGGTACATCCAGATACAGTATACGACCTGTGGAACGACTCAGAGTGGATCGAAGCATCAAAGTATGCAGGATCAGAACAGATCTTTAACGGCGAAATCGGCAAGATGTACGGCGTAAGATTCATCGAATCAACAGAAGCAAAGATCTGGGCCGAGAATGTTGCGAGCAAGAGAACAACAGCAGACGACGGACTTGAAAATCCTACACAGGCTACAGAAACGCCAACTGTACCTGTATACGCTACGCTGATGCTTGGAGCTGATGCGTTTGGTGTTACATCAATTAACAATGGTGGAATTGAAACTATCGTAAAACAGCTTGGCAGCGGCGGTACAGCAGATCCACTCAACATGAGAAGCACAGTAGGTTGGAAGATGAACAAGGTAGCTAAGATTCTTGCACAGGAAAGACTCGTAAGAATCGAGCACACTACTACATATTCAGAGGCCGTTGCTAATTAATGTAAGGAGACATTATGGCAACAAATAAAAAGACTGAGACTGCAAAGGCAGCAGAAACAACATTAATCAATATTCCATACATCGAAGGCGAAGCACCAGATCTTACAGTAGGCATCAATGGAAAGCTGTACAAGATTCAGAAAGGCAAGCCAGTAGAAGTGCCAATAGCAGTAGCTAAGGTAATATGGAACAGTTGGGATCAAGAAGCTGCGCTGAGAGCGTACAGTGAATCAGTCAAAATGCAAGAAATTGAAGGCTAACATGGTGGGGGCGGCAAAGGTCGTCCCCATTTATTTTAAGGAGTTATATATGAAACTTGAACAGTTACTTAACGACGTTAAGAAAGAGAAGCCAACGAGTCTGACAAGTGAGCATCTGACTGCAAGAGTTAATATGGTTGAAGCATCAGTACAGGACTTCCTGGAAGTACCTGCTGCTGAAAGGGTTATGTACGAATGGCCAGACAACGGACAGGAAACGCTGATTGTTGAAGAACCATACTCAAGGCTGTATGTATCGTACCTTAAGGCCTGCATCGACTATGCTAACGAAGAGCTGCAGTCATACGGCAACAACCAGGCCCAGTTTGAGAGTGACTGGGCTGAGTGGGTAGCTTACAAGCAGAGACATGGCACAGCTCCAGTAACGTCGCCGAATTATGTAAGGTGGTGGTAGCGTGACTATATTAGCAGAGACTGTATATAACATTACACCACGCATACAGCGAGTCCTGGAATTTAAGGGGCTTAACAAAAGGGCGTACATAAGCGAAGGCGAAATGAGAGATATGCAGAACCTGTCGTCAGACGAGTATCCGTATCTCACACAAAGAAAACCAAGGCAGGAGCTTGGGTGGACAGCTCCACTCACAGAATGTCCATACAACAACATATCTGCAATGCTGTATCACAAATACAAGCTCGCAGTATTCGAGCCTAGAACAGCTTCATCAAGTGGTGCGTACAGATTCTATTTCTGGTATGGGCACGAAAAAGTGGCAGTGCCAACAAGCCAGTCAAACCTTATCACAACAGATCAGCAGCTCGTTGGGTTCAATGATTACATTGTGTTCCTGCCTGCAGGCATAATGTTCAATGCCGACGCTTACAACAGTGGCGCAGATGCCGACGGCAAGTATCACGACGCTGACGGAAACGAGGTTGCGCTTTGGACTAACTTTGCCAATGATACTGGATTGACCAACGACAGCAGCACTTCACCAGACGTTCACTTATGGATTGATGGCGAAACCACAAAGATGAGATTCACAGCTTCATATGCTGATGCACTTTCAAACTTCAAGGCAGGCGACGCTGTGAGAATATCTGGCAAGGTTGTATATGGAAAGTACAGCAGTGGCAAAATCAAATACAAGACATATGCAAGAAACGGCGGCTATGTAAGCTGTCTTGTTACAGGTGTAGAGAGTTTCACTAACAGTAGTGGCACAGAGCTTCCTAACAGAATCCTGTCCATAGCGGCTGATGCTTTTCCAGAGATTACTAATACCGAAGAGTCGTCAGATGTGTACATGACCAAGTGCAGAGTAGAGAGAGTATACACGCCGCTTGCATACGGAATGGCATACGGCAACAGGATCTGGGGCTGCAGCAACAGAGATAATGCGATCAGATGCAGTAAGCTCGGCGATCCTACAAACTGGGAATACTTCCAAGGCGAGTCGCTTGACTCGTTCGTGGCAACGCAGGGTACAGAACAGTATTGGTCTGGCTGTGCAGCTTACTCAAATCACCTGCTGTTCTTTAAGCCTAGAGCTGTGCACAAGGTGTATGGTTCGTTCCCATCGGAGTACCAGGTAAAGACGCAGACGGCTGCAGGCGTTGAAAGAGGATCTGAGAAGAGCATAGCTATCGTGAATGACCACGTCTTTTACAAGTCGTTCGACGGAATAATGTGTTACGCAGGCGACAGGCCAGAGCTTATATCAGAAGAGCTTGCAGACAACCTTTACACAGACGCTGTCGCAGGTGCTGACAGACGGAAGTATTTCGTATCAATGAAGCGCAAGGGCACAAGCACATACGATATGCTAGTGTACGACACGATAACAGGACTGTGGCACAGGGAAGATTCACAGGAAGCCAAGTGCTTCCATTTCTTCACAGATCAGCTCAGATTCTTCGGTACAGCTCCAGAAGAGACGTCATCGGCTCATACTACCAAGACAACGATTTGGACAGTAGAGGGAGCGACTAAAAGCGGCTACGGAGCATCACATATGGAATGGTATGCAGAGCTTGGACCATTCGACGAGCTTGTCGAGGACGAGAAGGTTATCAGCAGACTTCAGATGCGATACGAGTTGCAGACGGCAGGCGCATACTTCGATGTATGGCTTAAGTGTGATTCGGACGAGTGGGAGCTTGTGGAAGAGATAGACGACAGCTACAGAACATCTGGACTCATTCAGATCGTGCCTAGACGCTGTGACAGATACCAGGTCAAGAT